TTCATTTCGTTCAACCGGCCATACTTGTTCGGAAGGATATTGATGGCCTTGGTCAAAGACACCATGTTAAAGGCATCGGTTTCAAATGGGTTCAGCATGGGTTTACGCCTCCTCTCTTTCTATAATTCCTGCGGCTTTGAGCTGGGATAGGGCCGCATCTTTTTCCGGTTGGGTGGCCGTGCCAGGGAATACCAGGCTATCTTTTGCCACGATGGCTTCGCGGACGATCAGGACGCCCTCAAGATCGCCGGTTGTGGCATCGTAATCGGCGATCATAAATCCATAGGCGTTCTCGGTGCCATCCGATGCCGTGAAGTCGATCTGATAGATTTTCCCGTTTGCGGTCTGTTTGCCCACGACTGCGGCAAGGGATAAGTTCTGTCCGGCTGCGATGGTCCCTTTTTCACGGGAGTAATAGTTGCTCTCCTCCCATTTCAGGATATCGTTCAGCCGTTTTCCTTCGGTTATAACGGGCATGCTATGCCTCCTTTCTTCTCATGGCGTCTTTGATGAGCGGGCTTATCTCTCCCGTTCCGGTAGCGCCAACGGTTGATATGATTTCGTTCTTGCCGCTTTCTGCGGCTTTTGCTTCAAGGATGGTTTTTCGGGCATCCTCGATTGTGACGTTTTTCTCGATCAGGGATGCAGACAATCGGAGCATGTCTGCGAGATCACATAAGCCGATGATTTCTTTGGCGTAGGTCATGGCCTCGTTTTTTCCGGCAGAGATGGCTTCTTTCTTGATTTTGTCCGTATCCGGAATGTCTGTTTTGGGGATGTAGCCCAGGGTTCCAAGTTCTGTTTTCACTTCTTCTTCGGGCTTATCTTTTAAAATAGCCGTCAGATTCAGTTTAAAATTCTTCGGGTCACTCATGGTAATTGTTCCTCCTGATAGGGTTTGTATGGCCTGATCCCAGGAAAGGAGATCATCTGCCAGGTCTGATTTTATGGCATCGTGTCCTTCGAATATGCCTGCCTGGGTGTCGATGACTTGTTTGGGGGAAAGGCTTCTGTTTCTTGCGACGGTTTTAACAAACAGGTCGTAAGTTTTATTCACGCTTTTCTGGGCTATTTTGATGGCTTCATCAGACAGGGGGGTGTGAGATGAAAAATCGTTCTTCCGGTCCCCGGAAAAAATGGCCGAATATTTAAGTCCCCGCTGCTCGTCCCATCCGCTCTGGTCCACATGAACGGCAATCACGCCCACAGATCCCACGCTTGCGGTTCTGGATAAAAAGATTTTGTCTGCAGCAGATGCGATGGCGTAAGCGGCTGAATAGGCGGATTCGTTTGCGATTGAATAGATCGGTTTTTTGCCACGGGCAGAGTAGATTTCGTCCACCAGGTCAAATACGCCAGACGCTTCGCCGCCAGGGGAGTCGATATCAAAAAGAATGGTATCGATGGAATCATCGGCTATGGCCATCCGGAAGCTGTTTCTGATCTGGGTATAGGTGGAGAGTCCGAAGAAGGTGTCGAACCCGGTGCTTCTATGGGTCAATACGCCGTAAACCGGTATCACACCAATCCGCTGGGGCGCTTTATTGGGTTTGAACATACCGCCTTGAAGGGATAGGTCTATATCCTTTGAAGAGAGGATTGTGTCCAGGCTTCCGGCTGCGATCATGAGGGGGGTGTTAATCAGTTTTGAGAGAATCATCTTGTTCATTTTCTTTATCCTCTGAAGCGCTATCTTCTGATGTCGTTTGATAGGTCCCGGTTTTGGCGGTTTTCCTGGGATCTGAATCAAACACCAGGTCAAGCTGATCTGTCCGTTTGTTGTCTTCTGCAATTTCGGCGTCGAGCATTTCGATGTCATGCCCGAGTTCGGCCACCACTTGCGCCCTTGATTTGAAGCCATTTCTGACGGCCATCTGCTCGGCTTTTTGGTCTTTTTCAGGGTCAACCCAGGCAAACCCGTCCGGTCGCCATTTGATCCGGTAATATTTGCGTTTGTTTTTTCGGTAGGCGGGGATGGTCAAAGCGCCTGACATGACGGCTGTGTCGAGCCATCGTCTTGCAACCGGCCCGCAAAACTGGAACGATAGCATCTGTTTCTGGAGCATGATGCAAAGGCGTCTGAATTCGATTAAACCGGCTCTGATGGATGAATAATTGACTCCGGAGAGATCGCCGGTGAGCTGTTCGTAGGTAATGCCGATTCCCCTTGCAATGGATCGGAGTTCTTGCTTGATCCATTTTTCGTAGTTCCCGCCCACATCGGCTGGTTCTGAAAATTTTACATCCATGCCAGGGGGAAGGATGGGGAACGTTCCGGGTTCAAGGGCCACAATGTCACGATTTGAGGTGTCTTTTTTGACGACTTTTCCAAGCGGGGTGAACTCCGTATCGTCGCCGGGAAGCTCCGTGATAAAGCCACCAAACATGGCTGCGGATTTTTTCCTGACAAGTTCTGCGTCCTGGTATTGATCCAGTTCGTGAAGCCTTACGATAACCGACGACAGCCAGGGGCGATATCGGATCTGACCGGGTCTTAAAGGCCTTCCGATATGTAAAATGTCTGATGCGGGGATTCTGACCCGGTCGTTTGTGGTGATGTGGTAGAACTCTCCCGGATGTTCCCGGAAAAGGTGATAGGCCACCCTTTGTCCGATGGAATTAAACTCAATCCCCATCCGGATTTCGTTCCCGTTTGGAAGGACGGTGTTGAATGCTTCGTCGAGGTGATCCGCTTCGATGAGCTGAAGCTGCAAAGGAACGGCATAGCCGTATTCAGGAAGTCTGGGCCGGAACCTCACCAGCACTTCGCCGCTCTCGATTACTGAATGAGCCACCATGGCTTCAAGACCGTAAAAGTCGGTCACGCCTGCGGCATCGAGTTCCTCGGTTGAGTCGGCCCAGAGTTCCTGAATCTGTTTTTTAAGTTCCATGTCCTCGATCTGCCAACGGGGGGATATGCCGGAACCGATCAGGTTTGAAACAAAGGAGTCTATCGCGCCGGATGCAAGGGGGTTGTTCCGGGTGAGTTCCCGTGATCTGGCGCGAAGGGTTGAGAGGGTTCCGAAGAGGCTCGCATTGGGTCCGGATGAGGAGATACCCCAGGAGTTCAATCGCCTTCCGGTACCAGCCCCTTCAAAGGAGCCGGTCAACATGGATGCGGGGATTTTATTTCCCTGATGATCGAGGATCTTTAAGAATGCCAAATCAAAGCCCCTTTGTTGTTGATGTCAGGATAAATCTTCGTTTTGTTCCGGTGGATGATTCAATCTCCGATAGAAGGTCCCGGAGTTCTTTTAGCTGGGTGCTCCCATATTCAATGACCTGGCCCATTACGGATACCCGGACGATTTTCTTTCCGTTCACGAGATCCATGAGGGCGTTTTTTACGTTGTCGATGTCGGTTTGGGTGTAGTTCATTTGATCCCCGTACTATTTTCTTTTATTTTGAAACACTATAACACGGGGTTTTGGGGATTTTGGTCTGTGTAAAGCTATAGAAAACGATAATAATGAGAAGGGGATAATATTCTATTGACAAGGGTTTTAGACGTTTTTTACGCCAAAGGTTATGGCTCTGATATTATCTTGTATTTTAAAAAATGCCCAACATGGAATCAAATGATATACATTGTAGGGCAATTTTTTCTTGACTCCAATTGCCCAACAATATAAAAGAAAAATGAACTTGTTGGGCAATCAGCAGACGGTGAATCATGAGCGTACTCAAAGATGTCTTATCAGACGAACATGAAAGATTAAAATCATTGGTGCAATGGTATAAACAGGAAATTGCATCATTGCCAAAAGGAAGTATGTCAATAAAAAAAAGAAAAGACAGGAAATATCTGTATATAAATTATCGTGAAAAAAATAAGGTGAAATCTGATTATGTGGGGCTTGTCTCATCAGAAAAAGCAGCTGAACTGGCAAATAAAATATTACAAAGAAAGAAATATGAAGAAGACTTAAAAGTAATTAAAAAAGATTTGAAAGAGCTTGAGCGGGCGCTTTATGGAAAAAAAATATGAATTGGTTTCAAAAATAATAGAAGAGCTTCACAACAGCGGGGCATTGCATAAGCTTGTATTGGTTGGAAGTTGGTGCACACACTATTATAAAAATTTGTTTGAACACGGAGATAAATTTATCCCCCTGCTAAGAACAATGGATATTGATTTTATGATTCCGACTCCTCATAGAATAAATAAAAAGGTGAATGTCCACGACCTTTTGATCCAAATGGAATTCAGACCTGAATTTCATACGCTTTCCGGTTTGGTAAAGTATAGACATCCTGAATTGGAAATTGAATTTCTTACTCCGGAAATGGGCAGAGGAGATAAAAAAGTATATGAAATTAAACCTTTCGGCATAAATGCAGTCGGCTTGAGGTATCTGAATTTACTACAAAATAATATAATCGAGGTAAGCCACAGTAACGATATAAAAATTTATATACCCTCTCCTGAGGCATTTGCGCTTCATAAATTTATGATTAGCCAGCTTAGAAAGAATGATGTCAAAGCCGGAAAAGATATAAACATGGCGAAAGCAATTGGAGAACTGTGCATGAATTCTGGTGTTCGCAAAGAAAATATCATCCGGATTTTTTCTTCACTGCCTAAAAAATGGCAGACAAAGATTTTGGATTCTGTAAAGGATGTTTCTGATAATTTGCATAAGTGTCTTTTCGAGTATAGAAAGTAGACAAAATTCCCGGATTTCAGGAGAGAAAGTGGTCGATCTCTTTCAAAAGTTCTTCCACATGCCCTAAAGATCCGACATGCGCCCAGTTTAGTTTTCCCTGAGGTTCTTTTTTGAGCTTGGTTTGAATGTGCTCGATTTTTTCAGCAATATTTTCCTGTCTTTTCTGATATGCTGTTTTTGCGCTATCGCTATTTTTTACTTCTTTCATCGGGGCTCCTTTTTTCGTAATTTTTCTTTATCTTTAAGTACAGTATCGCTCTTATGTCGTTTAAAATCAAGTCGTTAATTGAATTCATATGCAGAAAAAGAACCCTTTTAATTTTTCATAATCTGCCTTTTCCGCCACTCAAGAATCAATTCCGAATCGCTTTCCCAGATACCGTCAATTTTGACTGCAGGGAATTCCTTTTCTTTGATCCATTTGTAGACGATGGTCCAGGAACGTCCGACAAACCCCTGGATCTCTTTGCTTCCCGTCAATATCCGTTTAGTCTCTTTCATATTTTACCTCCTCATCCAGTTCGACCGAACAATTCGCGGTTTTTCGGTTTCCGGTTCTTCACTTTTGGTACTTATATTCATTTCAAGACTATCCCAATCTGTTCTTGCAAGACCTGCCCTTAACGCCGCCGCATAAGCATACACACAGCAGTCAAGTGCTTCATTTCGTTTCCTGATTTTAATCCATTCCAGCCTGGGGAACCCTTTGACATACCGGGTTACCTGTTTTTCTGCCGTGAGCTGAACGAAAAAATCATCTGACAACCCGACAGGGAAATGACAATACCCCGGTCCCGGATCAGGTATCCTTAACCGGCTGTAGATCGTACTTTTGGCCGTGTCTGTTCCAACAGGCCAGAGCTGAATCCCATTTTTGATCTTCGCACCCTTGTACGTG